TCGCCGAAAAATCCGGCTTCTCTCAGACCACCATTCGCCGCCGTGTAAAACTGCTCGACCTTGACCGCCAGAAATTTCAGAAAGCCGAAGCCCGCGGCGCAACGCTCAATGACTATCTGGAGCTTGACAAACTGGACAGTCCCGAAGACAAGAACGAGGCCCTTGACGCAATCGGCACAGCGAATTTCAACAGCGTTCTGAAAAGTCTGATTTCCGAGCAGGAAATCCGAAAGAAATTTGCTGAATGGACTGAAATTGCAGACAAGTTTGCATATCAGATTGAAAGAACCGGCGAGTTCAACGGTCAAAACGTCGGTATGGTCTATTGCGACGGGTATCACCGCTGGGATTTGAAAAGAGAAATGACCGTGCCGGAGGATGCTAACGACGTTCGTTACTTCTACAGGACAGATTCGTCCGGAATCACGCTCTACAAGGAGCGCCAGCAATCGCAGCAGCCAGACCCCGAAGCCGAAGCCCGCGAGGAACGGCGCCGCAGAGACGAACAGGCCGAAAATGAATTTGCGGAAGCCGCGGAGGCCCATTTTGAACTGCGCAAGGATTTCATCAAAGAGCTTCCGAACAGCGTATTCAAACAGCACATGAAGGAAATCTCTTTGTTCTGCGTGGCAACAACAGAGTCAATCGATGGTGGCTACTGCAATTCCATCAACCCTCGGTTCTGCGCCCAGCTCCTCGGCATGAGACTTTCGCCAGACGATGAAAACGAAGATTTTTGCGACATGGGCTTTGTCCGCAGCGCGGCGGAAGCCCAGCCGGAAAAGCTGATTTTCTGCTGCTGCTATTCTGCCCTCGATGACGAAGACATGAGCTACTACCGGCGCGTGTGGAACATGAACCACTACGAATATGAGCTTTGCGAAAATTCGGACTTAGATCACATCTATGAAATCCTCGAAACGCTCGGCTATGAAAAGTCAGACGATGAAGAAGAAATGGCCGAAGGTACGCACCGGCTCTTTGACACATACGGTGCGCAGCCGGACAAAACTACGGAGGATTCCGATGATGAGTGATGTTTTGACCGAAATGTGCGTCTTGGGCGGCTGCGCCGCCCATCGCGCCATCACGGATGCCTGTAAGCATTGCGGCAATTACCGGGCCGAGATCGAGCGCCGCCGGGCGCTTCCTCTGACGGACGGTACAGACGGACTAAGATTCAAGTGCGTTTCTCAAAATTTGCAGACACAGGCGCTAAAAGGAGGTCAGCATGAGCCAAAGACGTGAAAAACGGAAGCGCCGTGAGCGGCGCCGGGAGTATGCGCTGGAACTTCGGTGCTGGCAGCGCAATGAGCCACCGAAGATTCTGTTCTGGCGCTGGCGCAAATGGTATCGCTCGAAGCCGACGTTGAAGCACGGCGGGCGCTGGAGCGTAAAGGGTATGGGGAGGTATTTGGAGTGAAATCTGTGCTTATCAGCATTCGGCCTGAATGGTGCAAGATGATCGCCGAAGGGAAGAAGACCATAGAGGTGCGTAAGACGCGCCCTAAACTGGAATGTCCGTTTCGGTGTTACATCTACTGCACCAGTGGAAAAACGGTTCGGACGCCCCAAAAGCCTTACTGCAAAAATATTGATGGAAGCATTGTTTACAAGCGGAAAATTATGAACGTCAAAGTCGTCGGAGAATTTACATGCGACCGTATTGACACATATCCATTCGTACAGCACAGCCATCCCGAATTGAATGGTGCCAGAGATTGCGCGGATGGCTGGTATGGCATATACGAGGAGGAGCTTAGAGACACTTGCCTGTCCGAAATTGAGCTGAAGCTATACGGAAGCCACACTGATCTCTATGGCTGGCACATCTCAGGCCTGAAAATTTACGATGAGCCGCGCGAGCTAAGTGAATTTGGGAGAATACGCGATTGTGAAAAGTGCGATGAAACTCGGGCAAGCGCTTGCAACCAGTGCATATTTGATCGGGAAATAAAGCACCCACCCCAGAGCTGGTGCTATGTGGAAGGAGGTGCCGCATTATGATTAAGACGCTTTTGCTCGGAATCGGTGGCATAGGGCTTGGCTTGGCTCTTGCATCTCTGCTCATCTTCACCTACATAGGGGTACGGGAGCTTATCTTCGAATTGCGGATGAAAAAGGTTATGCGCTTTCTCAATACACCAGAGGGTAAGCAGAAACTCGAAGATCTTTTGGTGGCAGTTAGCCGGGAAACCGGCCTGCCGAAATGGGCGCTTTTCTGTGGTGCCGATGAGTTTGGCAACATCATCGTTTCGCCAAGATCGCCTGATGCTCATATCGAACAATACGAAATGGAGGATGAAAACAATGGCCGCTTGTAAAGCGTGCATGGCTGCGCTCGTCTGGATTACGACGCCAGCCGGGAAATCCATCCCCTGCGATGCTACCCCGCGCTACTACATCGAAAAGCCGCGCGTCGGCAGCAAGAAAATTGTCACCCCAAACGGGCAAGTGCTTTCGTGCGAATACACGGAAGACCCGGCCAAAGCAACCGGCGTGGGCTATGTGCCGCATTGGGCAACCTGCCCCTATGCTAGACAGTTCAGGAGGAAACATAATGGAACGACTGACAAAGCGAACTAAAACCGGAGGCGTCCTCATGGCGTCAGAGCACGAGGAAAAATACACGGCGGAAGAATGGATTTGTATGCTGCAGGAT